CCGATCTGCTTTTTTTCGACCTGCGCAAAATACATTTGCTATACCTCTCCGAAGTCTAACGACGTAACTTTGCGGTTATGGTACATTGTCGTGAACCAGCACGATGGTCGGGAGGGATAAAACCGGCGACGGTGCCCTCTCCAACTGTACAACGCTCGACCAGCGAGCATCGTACCAATGTACGGTGTACTTGCTCGGTCAACGAGCGTCGTACTAAGGAGACCATAAGGTCGGGCCTGAAGGTCGTTCGGATTCGCTTTCACCTGGCAAAGGGTGAGCTACCGGACCTAGGACCCGCCGATCTTGGCAAGTATCTCCTTCATCTCCTTTCTCCCCTCGGGGAGAAACCTTTCCCCCTGCCGTTCCCCCGAGCTCAGCTCGGCTGGGACGGCCCCTTCCCTCACCTCGTAAGGTTGGGGCGCTACGATAGATGGCTCTTCGCTCAGTCATTATCGTCTATTAAAAGAGCGCTCCCAAATCTCACTTGCGAGAAACACCCCCCCCCCTCAGGGTTCCCTGCGTGGAAGGCCAACGCCTGCCAAGCCACGCCCCCTGAGGCCACCCCTCACTTCCGGGAATTCTGCAGAAGACAGTGTCGACGCTTCTTCCCCGTCGGTTGGGACCGGAACTATACCAGTTTCTGTGAAAGTTTCGTACCATCAGCCTCCGCAAGGGAGGAGCCTCTAACTACGGGCTCCGGCTGGTGGGCTGGGAACAGCAACAGAACTGAGTACCAGGTCGCCACGAGACGAGGTCGAATGCCTTCTTCTGTTAAAGGCAGATTCCGGCTCCGCTATAAGGAGGTTCCTAGTGCCGGGAAGTTGCGCCCTTTGGGCATACCTTCCGTCGAGTACGACCTCCTTGGCCCCCTTCACAAGACCATATATGATAGACTGTCTAAGACAGGATGGTTGTTGAAGGGGCCACCTAAAAGTTCACGGATTAAGCGCGTTTGCCGTTATGAATGGCAAACCTCCGTGGACTTGGTGGGAGCAACCGATGGGCTGCGCTTGGATGTCACCGAAGCTCTGCTTGGTGTGATGTTGTCGCGCGCCACTTCGATCCCCGGTCGTGTAAAACAACTCGCCTGCGAGTCTTTGTACCCAACGGTACACGGTTCAAGGGTGACGTTCGGGCAGATGATGGGCACCTACCTCTCTTTTCCACTCCTTTGCTTGACAAGTTACTGCGCCGCAAAATGGGCAGCAAGGGGGTCTGAATCGTCGATTCTGGTTAACGGCGACGATTGCCTGATTTCGAGCACAAGCAGGGATGTTTTGAACCGTTACCCCGTTGGGTTCAAGATTAACGCCCAGAAGACTTGTGTCTCCCAGGTAGTCGCCGAGATCAACTCGACGACTTTCTTAAGAAAAGGAAAAGTCTGGAAGGAGGTCCAGAACCTGCGGAGGGGGGGGGGCGAGGCTTATACCGTTGATGGGCTGCGTCATTTGGCCACTGCCTGCATTAAAGCAGGTCCTAAGTGGATGGACGCCTTCAGCCGTAGCGGTATCTGTAAGAAGTACCACGTCCGTATGGAGGATCTTGGGATGCCGTCATGGATTCCCAACGTTTACAAACAGATCCGGACCCAACGGTGGTACTATCAGTTGCCTCCGCCCCGCAGTGTACCCTTGGATGACCGCCTCATACAAGTCTCCGAAGAGACGACGTATGAGGAGAGGTTAGCTCTGTACGAGCTCCTCTTTAACAAAGGTCGCAAGACAAACCAGTGGCCTTCTTCGAGAACTTTTATAAGTTCTTTAAGTATGAAGAAGGTTCGCCAGTATAAGAGCGCCCTGAGTTACAGGCCCAAAGGGTTGTGGGAGAAGGAAAGGGAGCTCTTGACCCCTAAGCGTCGTAAGAAGTGGTTCCTGCCAGCTGATTACGAGGGTCGAGAGCGGAAAGTGGAGATGCAAGGAGTGTGGCATCTCGCCTTCGGGCAGACAAATGAAAGGGGGCGGCGCTTGTTCGCGCGGCTCACCGGCGTGGAAACGTGAGGGAGTGATAACGGATAC